GCGAGGACGAGTGCCATAGATCATGCTCCTGTCAGTTGAGACTCTTCAAACCAGCGTTGTTGAGTTGCTCCATCGGTATCCGTCCACTCGATCAGATACGACACTACACCTTCTTCGCTCATACGCAGTGCAAGCACCGGGCCTTGGGGGATGACTGCGACAGCCTTAACAACGTCGCCTTTTTTGAAAGTTGTTGCCATGATTTTCCTTTTAATCAAGCAGCCAATGACAACGTGTACGTGACACTCAATGTATCGCCAGACACAACGGCGCGATCCCCAGGGGCACTGAAGTCTGCGGCTGAGTACAACGTACCAGTTGTGCCGCTTTTGGTGTTGTTGCTGGTCAAGAACGCACCGCCAACAGTCGTCGTGCCGTTGATGCTGAATGTGGCAGGAGAAGCTGAATTGGTGGCCACTGAGGGGTTGGCAGTCGTGGGGGTTCCAAACGTGCAGGCAGGGCGAGTGGCTTGGCTGTAGGCCACAACTTCAGTCCAACCAGCATGGGAAGACATGGTGTCACCAGCCGCAGGAGTGTTTGACGCCCCTGCGCCATAAAGACCAATGTACCAAGCTGCGGTGTATGCGCTGCCCGTGAAGTACTTGGCGTTCATGTCTTGTAGACCGACGTTGACCACCAGATTAGGGGCTTCGTCTTCCCACTTCAGATTGCCGTCTTTGTCGTGGCACTGAATCTTGTACACGCCTTTTGCGCTTGCGCTATCAGCGGCGAAGCCACCAGCAATCAAGCTGCTTGAGGCAACATCTTTGGATTTAACTTTATCGTTGAACATGATTGCTCCTTAAACAAGCCGAATGAGTGCCGATGTGCTGGTGTTTGCAGGCATCGTCACGGGAAAAGTGTTGGTGGATGTTTTGTTACTGCCAAAGTCCAAGACGCACACAGCGCCATTGGCCCCGGCCTTGTAAATCAAAGCGCCCCTGGCAGTGATAACCCCCGTCCAAGACGGGGATGAAAAATTGATGAACACAATGCTTCCAGAAGAAGCCAACTCCGTGCCGATGGTTGCAGTAATGATTTGACCGCCAGCGACGTAGTTGCCCCCAGACGCCTCATCAGCCGCAGTGTACGCCGTGGTGTTCTGGTCAAGTGTGGCCGCGTTGGTGTACAGCGCCAAGTAAAACGTGTCTGACGCAAAATTGATCGTGCCGTTTGCCAGCCCGGAGCGAAGTGTGTTGCAACTGTAGTTGCCAGTGAACGCCATCAACGCACTCCGTTATTCTGCGGCAACGGCGCTTGCCGATACTGCCCGCTGCGGTATGCGTCGCTGCGCTCCAACCCGTCACCCAGACGCTGCGCCAGTGCAAGTGCTTCTTTGTACTTGGTTTCGTACATGGTGATGATGTCAACCTCACCCTTCATGAAGATGTACGCTTCCACCAAAGACCCGTACAACAGCACAGTATCAAAGTTGTCGCCCAGCCAAGTACGGCCATCAGCCGCAACAGTGATTGAGTCTGGGTAGAAGAAGTAGTGCAACTCCATGTTGTACACGGCATCAGGCGTGGGGCCAAGGATGAACGACAACTCGTCGCTGTTGCTGTATGACGGGCCAAAGAGCGCGTAGTACTTCGGGATGGCTGTGTCCGTTGGCTGTGGATACGCTTGACGGATGAAGTTCACATCCTTGTTCAACAGGTACTCGTATGAGCCGTCTGCGGCAATCACAGCCATTGAATACGAGGCCAAGAAGTCTGACGGGCACGCCAAGTACTTATTGCTTGTGGTTGTGAACCCGGTTACGTTTTTACGCAACGATGGGAACTGAACCGAGTTGTATATACGTTGTTCAGCCTGCGTGATGAAAATATTGATCTGTGTCGTTGCAGACACAGTACCCCCACTCGCAAGGTACACATCGGGAAACTGGTTCTCGGTGTAGCTCTGAATTGTGTTGTACAACTCGGTGTAGTTCATGCCATCGGACCTCTGGCCATCTTGCCTTTGGTCTGCGCTTTACCACCACGCACCACAATACCGGAGGTCTTCATGGGTGGGTAGTCTTGACTGCGTGTGTTGGCCACAGACACGTTTGCTTTGCGCATCGTCTCTTTGGCTGGCTCTTCGCCAACGATCACGTTGGCCACTTTGGTTGCTTGCTTGTAGGTCGCCATATCAGCCCCCACGACCAACGCTGCGCTGGTTCATGATTTTGGCTTTGTTGCGCCCGTATTTGAGCATGTCGCTGTTGGTCTTGCCGCCAGCTCTAAGCTTGGTCATTGGCTTGCCAGGGTGCAGCTTTTTCTCATGCTTATGCACCGCGCCTGCGATCATCTTCTTGTCTTGTGCCAAGTCTTTCTTGTCCATTTTGAACTCCTAAGTTACGCTTACCGTGACTGTACCCAATTGCACGTTCAAAACCAAGTTATTTGGTGTCAAAGCGGCATCAAAAAATTCTGAACCCCCAACAGGTGTCCAGCCCCACTGAAAAATCCTGCTGCCCCCGCTGAGAATCCCCTGGGCATCAGCCGCCGAACTGTTGGTCAGCACGATCTGCAAACCTGTTCGACCGGACACTTTGTAGCTGATGTCAGGCCTGGGGTCTCTAATCCCTTGCGGGTCATCCACCGGGTACATGCCCAGTTGCAACTGCGGCTGATCCGGGTCCCAACACTGGGGGCACACCTTGAGATCATATACCTTGGTCTTGACAACTTCTTTGCGCAGCGTGGTCAATTTGAAGCGAAACCCACAACGGTCGCACTCCGCAATTGAGTTCTTGCCAGACGCAAACCTGTTACCCATTACGTACCCCCAATGAACATCTGCCTGGGCACAAGCCGCAGGGACGCACGTTCTTGGTCTTCATCCGCAGCCGACATCCAGGCTTCGTCATACTGTTGTTTGAGCACCCCCAGACGGTCTATGCCGCCAGGGATTTTGAGCGCAATGTAGTACGACAAGCCAGCCACCATGCAGGGATAAAAGCGGAACGGCACATCCATGACGTTCACGCCACCGCCAGCATCTTGCACCCGGCGCATGCGCCAGTAGACAAACTGGTAGGTCTGGGAGCCATCAGGTGTGGGCCACACAGTGACACGGGGGGTGTTGTTGATGCGGATGGGGTTGCCCGCCGTAGGTGTCTGTTGGGTCGTGCCGTTTTGTGCACGAAACACGTTACTTAGGGTATTCCCTGATATATAGTTGTAAAACACCGTCTCTGTGCCGCCTGTAGCCACGATGTCCACGTACCCAATGGCCGGGAGCCCGACAACTGAGTTCAACGTAATTGTTGCGGCAGTCAAGTCTTGGGACACAAACGTCGAAGCGGTGGTGGCCACCTGCCCGTCCAGGCGCTGATACCAGACCTGAATGGGACGGGCTTGGTTGAGCTTGTTGGGGATGGTTGCGTAGGTGGACACGCTGATGCGCGTGATGGTCAAGTCCGCTTGATTGGACAGGATGTTGGCGTTGGTGCGGATCACATGGTCCAGCAAATCAACGGTATCCGTTGGAATAGCGTAGGTGTTCAGTCCTTGTGTCAGGGTAATCGTGCCCTGCTCAAACGTCCACATGTTGACGCCACGGTTGGCCCAGTCAGCAAACAGCAAGTTAAGGGACCGACGCGCAGTTCGCAGGTCATACCCCGTGCGCATCTCTGAACCCGCACGCTCAAACGCCTCTTCGACCACTTCAGTGAGGTCGAGGTTAAAGCCTGATTGTCCAGAGGTGACTGCCATTATCTAAACCCTGCTGTTTTCTTCGCAATACTTTTGGGCTGGGCCACAAACTGTTTACCTGCCGCCTTACCTTGCCGCTTGGCTTTGGTGGTAGCCGCGTACTCAGCAGGAGACAAGGACTTGATTGCCGCTTCTGGAAGATACCGCTCCCCCGTCTTTGACGAAGGCTTCCCCGACTTGGTGCGCCACTTCTGGTCACCCCAGTTTTTAAGGGAAGTTTGCGGTGCTTTCAATCGCGGTAGCCCCCGCCCGCAGCCTTGTACTTCTTGGCAACAAGCTGTGCTTTACGTGCTGACCATTGCCCCGCGCCCGTGCCATGAGTTGCTGCGGCTTTTACCTGAGACACAATTCGCTTGCGCAAACCGGGCTTGGTGTAATTGCCAGCAGCATTGACTTTCCCGCCTTCTTTGTACTGCTTGAAGTCGGTATCGTCACGGCGTTCTTTTCGAACGCCCTTGGGCATTTTGGATGGGCTGATGTCGCCCATCCCGCGTGAGGCCATCATCTCAGCACTTGCCGCCAGACTTCATGCCCAGGGGCTTGGAGCCAGCCATCTTGACCATGGTGCCCTTGGTCTTGCCTTTGGTGGCAACGCCGTCACGGCTGGGTGCACCAGTCTTGACGCTGCCCATTTTGGCGCTAGTGATACCACCAGAAGCCATCTTCTTCGTGCCCATTGCTTTTTTCTTAGCAATCATTTCCATGAAAGGGTTTGCTTTAGCCATATCACCACCTCTTTTAAAAGACTTGCCTTTGTCGGCGTTTGAAAAATCTTTGCCCACAGACTGTGGGACCCCTACTTTCTTGGCGAACGATGGATTGTGGGCCACCGCAGCCATGAAATTGTGCTGTTTCTTACTTGTTGACGGCATCGTCATCTTTCTTGTTCCAGGGGAGCAACTCAGAAAACGCTTTACCCGTGACCATCTCTGTGATGCGCATGGAAGTCCACACGATGGTCAACACGCCACCGACCAGAGCAACAACAGGTGTCACGACCCCGAGGAAGCCCCCGAGGCCTACCACAACTGCCGCGCCGTCAACCATGTTTTTGGTGTCGTGGTTCATGTCAGCACTTCCATGCTCTCAATGATTTATTGATCCGACTGTTTGGGTCTTTGGCTGTCTTCTCGGATGTGAGCTTTTTCTTCATCCCAGTCATCCTTGCACAGAAAGAGTCGCGCCTGCTGCCGCCCTCTGGCTGCGGTGCTTTCAACCCCGGCTTGCCGGGGTTGGCCTTGTTGTAGGAAGCCCGACCCTTGGCGTTCAAGCCGCCCTTCTCGGATTTGCCTTCCTTGCGTTGCCATGCAGGTGACTTAGCCATAAACAATTGTCACGCCCGTGATGTTGGTCACATCAACGTAAACGCCCGTGGTAAACAAGATGCCTTCACCGGGGATAGGTAGAAGAAACGTGTTTGCTGTGCCTGCGGGGGTGTCCACATCAAGCAGCAAGTCGCCTGTGTTGTCTGTTCCGTTGTAGAACTTGACCGACCCTGCGCTTGCCCCTGCAAGCCCGTAGACGGTTTTTACGCGAGTGCGGTACGCAACTGCTTGCCCGTCTGCCGTCAGCCGCGTTGATTTAACATCGGTTTGCATCGTCATAATCAAACTCCTTTAAAACAGGGGCCGAAGCCCCGTTGGGTTGATTAGCTCAGAGCAGCGCCAACAGCGGTAACCCAGGCAGAACCAGTAGAAATCACAAGGCAGTACTCGTTGTTGCCCGCGCCGTTGTCGCTAATCAAGCGAACTTGGCCAGCATTGGCAGCGGCTGCGGTAGGCAAAGCGGCGGTCAGGATAGCAGGCAGATCAACAAAAGAAGAGACCGTAACGCTGGCCACCGAGGTGGCAGTGCCAAAGGTTGCGTCAACAGTTACTGCGCCGGTGGTGGAATCAACAGAGATGGACTGAAAGCCATTCTGGGAACGAACTGGGCCGTTGAATGTGGTATTTGCCATGATTGTTTCCTTACATGCAAGTGGGGCGTATCTGTCTGCATGTCGTCAGCCGGGACTGTCAGATACACCGGGAAGCCCGGAATGGGTGCAATATACACCAAAAGAAAAAGGGGCACAAGGCCCCTTTTTCATAGACACATTAAGCGCCTGCGGAACCCCACATGCCGAGGGGATCAGACCAGCCGAAGCTGTAACGCTCACGAGCCTTGTAACGGACGTTGCCGGTATCAAAGTCACCGTCCATCGAGTTAGCCAGGGGCATACGCTCGAAATGCTTCATACCGTTGGGAACGTCGGTAATCAAATACCAGCCATTCGAATCGGTCAAGAAGTGGTTGACGCAGTAGCCTTCAGGAATCGCACCCATCTGCTTCAACGCGTTGATGTCGTTATCAGCAGTAGAGACACGCAGCTCAGTGTCAAGCAAACGCTTGGCAACGAACATCAGTGCTGGGGGGATGACCATCTTGCGGGGCTTGGCGGCAATCAACAGACCGCGCTCATCGGTCCATGCAGCGATTTGAATCACGGCATTTTCCAAGGAGGTCTCGTTCAAGTCCACGCCAGTGGTGGGGCTGTTGAAGTTAACAGCGCCATTAACCAAGGGGTGGCCAACACGAGTGCTGGAGCTGTTGTTACCGAACAAGGTCACGCCGTCACCACCCAAGTACGAACCGTTGAAACCGTTGTTGATAACGGAGGCGGCTTTAACTTGCTTGGTGTAGGACATCGCACGGGCCAGGGCTTTGGTGTAACGAGCAGACAGTGAGTCATACAAGTTATCTTCCACAGCTTCCTCGGTGATCGAGAAGCCCAGGGCGATGGTTTCGTGGTTGTAACGGGCGGTGAACGCTTCTTGTGCGTTGTCATACGCGATGGCGGAGCCCTCGTTCTTGACAGGAGCAGCACCGAAACCAGCAAGCTTGGTCTCTTCTTCGAAGCTACGCTCTGATTTCTCAGTTTCGTAGATTTCTTTGTGCTCTTCGCCGTAGCGAGCGTATTCCAAACCGAACAAAGCGTTCAGACCAGGGAGCAACTCTTTAAGTAGTTGTGCGCGTGAAATTGCCATTTTGAGTTACTCCTTACAGACCAACTGCGTTGGTAAATGTGTGATAGCCGGGGTTGATCTTGACCAGGATGTCGGTGTAAGCGTCGCCCACAACCGAGAAACCTTGCATATTAACGAACCCAACAACACGGAATGCTGCGGTGGTGGTCACAGCCGAGGAACCTGCTACGACAGAAGCCGTAGAGTTACCAGTGGATGTGCTGCCAGTTGCCACAGCGCCAGTTGAGAAAAACACGTTTGCGCCCACGGCAGCTTGCGTGACAGAGCCAGCAGACTGAACTTGGAACACAACACCGGGATCATCCACAACGTAAGCGTTAATCACGCCAGTGGTACCCGTGGGGTAGTACTGAGCGTAGATCACTTGGCCTTGTGCGTTGATGTAAGAACAGCCAACAAACACACCTACGATGCCCGTGTTAGCGGTACCGACAGGAAAGCCGTTGGTGGTCGCATCTGCGCCAGTTGCGGTGGCCACAGCCAGATAGCCAGACGCATTCACGTACACGGGCGAACCGTTGTAAATGTTTGCGGCAGTGCCTGCGGGGTCGATGAGATACGAACGGGTTGCACCTGCATATGGTGTGCCGCCCAGCTCATTCACGGGTTTTAGCCCGTAAGGGGATGCTACTGATGCCATTTAAGGACTCCTTGTTTACTTAGAACCTGAACCAAACCCCCTGCCGCCGCTGACTGTGGACTTGCGGTCCGCAAACAAAGGCATACGAGGATCATTGTTTCGCATGAAGTGGTTGTCCACCGATTCCATCTGGTTTTGTGCTTGTCGGTCGTAGTACTCGTCCCGAGCGCGTGCTCGTTCCGCCACCATCTTGCAAAGCATGAGTCCGCCAATTTCGACGTTCCCGGTCTTTGCATTACCTTCAATCATCAATTCTGGATGATCTTCTGCCTTGACAGGCTCCCAGCCGTCGCGCATCTTTCGAGACACGTTGGTGGGTTCAGCTTGCCCTAGTACGTGGGTGGCCACCCAGCGGTAAACATATCCTGGCTCCGGGGTCGGATCAGGCAGTGCCGAGGAAGGCGTATACACATAACGGGTTTGCTTGTCGCGTGACACGAGGTCACGGGGGGTACGGTTTTCAGCCATTTTGACTCTCCAATTTTGCTACTTGAGCAGCATACTGCTGCGGGGTTAATCCAAATTTCTTTGCCAGTGCGACCTGGGTCTGAGTGAGTTGGACTTTCTTGGCACCCGACGAACGGGTCGCGGGGGCTGCAACGGCAGCAGGTCGTCTTGGGGAATCACCCGACCTTGGCTTGTCTTCTGTATCACCGAAAACTTCGGGGAACTTGGACTTCACGCGAGCATCGATTTGCTCGAAATATTCATCAGTGCGGGGATCGACCCCGTTGTTGACTAGTTTTTGATGCAGCCCTAGTGCAAAGCTGGTGACTTCTTCGAACCCGTTGGAACCGAACCACTGGTTTTTTGCCTGCCAGCGCAGAGTTTTTTCGTCCGGTTGAGCCTGTTCAGGTTCGCTTTTCCGCGTTTGTACATCATATTCTTCGGTTTGTAAAGGGGGTGGGCGAAAACTTTTCGCTTGCTCCAACTTCCACTTGGCGTCAGTAAGTGCTTCCTGCGCTGCAATTATGGCGTCAGTGTCAAACGCTTCCTGGGCATCCTTGTACTGGCGGCGGGCTTTCTCCAGCTCGGCTTCCGCCGCTGTTTTGGCCATGGTGCCGTACTGTTCTGACCCAGTTGAAACATACTGTTTTAACTGCTTGTTCTCGTTGATGAGCTGCTGTGCGAGACGCTCGAGTTCTTGCTTCTCGCGCATGGTGGCTTCTTTGGCCCGGCGCTCGTCGTGGCGTGCGTGGGTCAACTCCTTGATGCGCCCTTTGACTTTATCGGAGTAGTTCTCGATTTCGTCGTCCGTGGGGTCTTCCACCTCCCGGTCCAGGGGCTTGCGGCCTCTGTCTTGGATGGGGGTATCGTCAACGACTTCGACTTCTACGTCGCCGTCGTCCTCCACGGACACATTGACCTGGGAGGTCTTTTCGTCATCCAGTTCGTCTGGGAACTTGTATTGTTCAGCCATATCTACTCCATCAAGCGCGGGTTAACCCGCGAGGGTCTTGCACAACAGCATCGACTTGATCGTCGTTAATCAAGCGAAACTCTTTACCGAAAATTTTGAAGCGCGTACCCGAGTAGGTACGTACCAGCACAAAGTCACCTGCCTTGCACCACGCGCCTGCGGGGAACTTGGTAGTGTCTTTGTATGCGTCAGGGCCGACCTTGAGCACAAACAGAACAGTTGTGGCGTGTTCTTCTTGGCGCATGACGGAGGACGCTTTCACCAGATCAAGCTCAGTGCCATCAATCTTTTCAGATATGTCGGGCACCGCACACAGCAGCTTCCAGCCTGTTGGCTCTGGCAGCATGGTTGCTTTCTCATCGTTGTTTGCGTCTTCTGCCGGGGCATCGACGGGTTGGATTGCTTCAGGCAGGGCAAATTGCCCCGGTTCAAGTGCGAGTTCACTCATTGGCTTTTTCAACTTTCTCTGCAAGGTCGATGATGTAACGCTCTGCGATAGCCAGACCCTGAATGGTTCCGCAAAGTTTTTGGTACTCGTCAAAATTGCGACACGCACCACCAGCGCAGTCATCTGCGTAGTTGTTCATGTCGGTGCGTATTTGTTCGCGCAATACGCGTGCGAAATCTTGAATCATTCTTTAGGGTTTTCCTTTCGTGGTTGGTTTTCTCTGCGCTTAGCCAACTGTTCGTCAACCCGCAGCAGGGCATCTCCCAGTTTTTGCTGGTTGTTGAACTGTTGTTCTTTCTTGGACATTTCAAACTTGCCTGCGTTTTCTGCCGCTTTGAGTGCCTGATCTTCTTTGTCCATTCGGTACTTGCCCACCTTTGCCATGGCGTCGATTTTCAGTTTCTTCTCTTCGATGGCCAGCTTGCCAGTAACTTCCTTGTCCTTGATCTGCACTTCTTGTTGACGAATCTGCAACTCTTGCTGCTGCATCTTCAACACTGGGTCTTGGGCTTGCTGCTGAGCCTGCTGCTGTGCGGCTTGCTGTTGGTTTTGCTGGAGCACTTGCTGTGCCGCCTGGGCCATCATCCCTGACAGCGCCACCTCGATCTGCGGGGGCAGCTTCTCGTCTGCTGGGGGCAGTGGCATACCAAGCTGCTGCTCAATTTTTTGGCGGTACGCAAAGCCTACGTGCTCGGCAACGTGCGCCATCATGGCTGCTTGAATCTGCGGTGCCTTGGGGTTTTGGCCGATCAACTGCATGACGATGGGGTCTTGCATGGCCATCATGTGCACCTTGATGTGGGACTCGTGGTCTTGGTAGAAGAACGC